GTGTGTCTGTCATTACCTGTTCCACGTCCTCTGTGGTGTGTACCTCATTTCTGCGCAGCTGCAATTCCAGTTCTTGTGCTTCTCTTTTTGCTCTGACCAGCTTTGCACGTTCTGCGTTGTAATCTATTGCACTTTCACTTTCCGGGTTGTTTTTGCGCAAATAATTTATGTACTGGTGGTTTACGGTCTTCAAGTCGTACAACCCCGGTCTGATTTCCGTTATAACCTTTTCGTCACGCAGCTGGCGCACTCTGCGTTCTGAAATATCCAGCCAAGCGGCAACCGCCTTTGAAGTGTACGCTTTCAAAAACCGCACCCCCTTTCTTCTGTGTCCGAATTGGTCACATTTTTTTCTTTTTTAGCCCCTACCCCTTTATTTTTTACCGGGTCGGAAGCGGAAATGGAATTTTCAAAATTATATCTGGGCAGGTTTTGGGCGTCGCCGTACCCGCAGTGCTTCCAGACCGCCAGAAGAACCTATTAAACGTCGTCCACAACGTCTGTGATTTCGTCGTTTTCGGTGCTTCCGTCCGGGTCAATCTCAAATTCGCCCGTTAGCTTCTGTTTATTCAATTCAAGTTGCTTCTCTGCAAGCTGCAAGCGTCTGTCCTCCAACTCATACGCCTTGATACTATCCAGCTGCTTGATGATACGCCCGTGCAGCTTGTTTAGTTCGGCTTCCACTTTCATTGCCCGTTCAAATGGGCTGGACTTAATGACAGACTTCATGGCTGTTTTATATGTTTCTGTCTTGCTTCCCTCTGGGTCTGCGCACTGCTGGTGTTCCATGCCGCAGTCCTCTTCCTGCTGTCTTTCCTCCATGCTCTTTGGTACAATCATGTGTACTATTTTATCTGTGTAAAAGCCGCCTGCTTCTGGGCTTTCATACTCTTTCAATAGGCTTTCCAGATAGGCTTTGCGCAGATATAGCGCCTGCAATTCCTCCATCATTTGTGACATTGCGGACGGTGTGCCCATGTTCTGTATGGCTGCCGCCTGCTCCGGGTCTATGTCTTCATATCCCGCCTGCGCAAATGCCCCATGTGTTACGGCGTTTTTATTACCCTTTTTTGCTGGGGTTTTTCCGGCAGCATTTTTGTTGCCTTTTTGACCCCCTCTTTTTTTCGGCTTGTTTTTCAGTGCTTCGTCCCAGCTGTCTTCTGACTTCCATTTTCTTATCCGCACTTCTGGCACTCCTGCCAGCTTCGCCAGTTCCGCTGTTTCAATCTTGCCGTCTGCGTCCAGATAGCGTTGCATTGACTTGTCCCGTTCCGGGTTCCGTGGTCTTCCCATCTTCTCACCTCTTTTCGTTCGTTTTCATTCTTTCCAACTCTTCCAGTTTACGGAAGTATAAAAAATTATGGGCTTTGTAAATTCAAAAAAATCACCAAAGCCCACTATTGCCAACGTGCAAATATAACGACTTAAAGCCTGCTTCACTGGCTTAAATTATACCAGTAAAACGCAGGCAATGGCGGGCAATGATTGCTTATGCAATCCTTTGAAATTGTGAAATAATCTGGTTCTTTTCAAACCTCTGTGAAAGTGTTTCAAGTGCTGTATCTCTGATATTCTTACACTGTCTTTCACTGTATGAATTGCGTACCGCTACTTGTTCCCATTTGAGGTTGTGCATGTAAAAATCAAAAATAATGCGCTTTTCTTTCAGTTTCAGCCTTGAAACTTCCTGCAAAATCTGCGCCTTTAAGGCTTGCAGCTGCTGCACCTTTGCTTCATACTCTCTGATTTCGCCGCTGACATAATCTGGAATATTAAGCGCCATATTTTCTGTTTGTCGTGATATATTATTTTTTCCTTTTGGTAGACCGTCGCATTGTATAGCGCCAATGGGATTGTAGTATTGGTCCGTTAAGTCACTTATTATCTTTCTGTATATACTCACCTCCCCGTCTATGTCTTTGTAATATTCCAGTAATTCAATAACCCTGCCTTTTTCCATTGCCTGCGCCATTTGCTTTTCCTCCATTCTTTGTTTTTTCCAGTCTTTCCCGGCTTCTATCCGTCTTGCACGTCAACTGCGTTTTCTCCTGCTGCCTTCTGCCGTTCTTTCTCTTCGTACCCCATACACTTCATGTATCTTTCCGGCTTTTTGCAGCTTTCATAGTGTTTGCAGTCAACGCAAACATTTTCTTTCATTTGTGCTTCCTCCGTGATATGTACCCTGCGCACTCCGGTTCCCCTCTCAATAACCGCATTGAACATGAACCGCCGCACTCATAGGCTTTTGAAATGTGCTTTGCGCATTTTGTATTTGCGCACTGGTTTCGGCAAAATACGGGCATATTGTCTGTATTAAGCATTATTATTGGTCTTTCCATCTGCTGCACCTCCGTTTCTTCTCACGAACTGGAAGCACCACGCTTCATCACGCATGGTTTTTATTGTTCCGTCTTCGTCAATGTATACTGCGTCAATAAACTTCGGCTTTGGTGGTTCCCCCTCTTCTAACGGTCCTGCAAAATCAATCATAATTTGCAATACGTTGTATACTCTTTCGTTGATAATCATTCTATAATCTGTCATGTTTATTGGCATTTTCCGCACCTCCTATGCTGTTTCATGTAAAATTATCTTTCTGAACATACTTTCAAATATCGGAACTGCAATGCTGTTTCCAGCCTGCTTGTATAGCGCCATTCTGTATCTTCCAGAACGCTTCTGGACTGCTTTTGCCCTTTCATAGTCCTTGTCTGTATATCCTTGCAGGCGCCAGCACTCCCGTTCTGTTAAATATCTATAACGCCCGTTTCCGCAGTCAATCACCTGTGCTGGTGTTCTGTCCTGTCTGGTCGTGATTGTGTATGCAAAATCTTTTATTACTGTTGCTCTTCTTATGCCTTTTTCTCCAATCACACTGTACACGCTCGGTTGCGTCACGTCATACACTGGCGGCACTTCGTCGTTGTTCAGAAGAAATTCTGATATGTCTTTCATTGGCGTTCTGATTAAGTCTGAAAAGTCGAACTTTTCACCATTCAGCACCGATACCGTGAAAACCCTTTCCCGTGCCTGTGGCAATCCAAAGTCCCTTGCGTCTAATATTTGATAATTGCTTGTATATCCCAGCTTTTCCATTTCTGCTATGTATTGTTCAAAGTTCTTCTTGTTGTAGCCGTTTAATACATTTTTCACGTTTTCCCAGATAACATATTTTGGCTTCCATTCGCCCATATTTTGAATAATGTGTATTGTTTCCCACATCAGACTTGACCGGGTGCCGCTTCCTTTGTCTGCCCCTTTTCCTCTGTTTATCCTCCCTGCTTCCGCAGTTGCTTTTCCTTGATGTCCCGCAATGCTCATATCTTGACACGGGCTGCCGTGTATCAGAATATCTGGTTTGAGGTTCCAGCCCACCACTGATTGTGTTTTATACTCTAATTCTTCCGCAAACATTGCATTGTATGACCTTACGGCGTTTTCGTCTATTTCCACATAGTCAATGGCTTTTGTTGGAATGTTCAAATTTCGCAAAGCACATCTGGGGGAACCAATTCCCCCAAATAGTTCTAAAATCTGTACCACGTCTACACCTCCTGCAACGCTATTACACAATAGCCCTCTTCAAGTGCGCTGCTGGTCGTGTCGTCGTCCATGCAGATAATTTTCATGTCTGCCGTGTTCCCGGTTGCTCTGCCCTCTGCAAACTCAATCAGCTTCACTGTGTCGCCCTCTCTGTAACCGTCATTTTTCAAAATCATGTATGGTCTTGTATGGTCGATTGCAACGGCTTTCATTTTGTCCGGTGATACTCTGATTGTTTTTTCTTTTCTTTCATCAGACGGCAAATGCTGCATTTTCTCTTCCTGCTGCATTTCACGCAGTTTCTTTTGTGTTTCCCTGTCAATAGCTGCCTGCTCTTCGTTGTATCTCTCTTCGTCCGTCTTCTGGGCTTCTCTGCGGTTCTCATAAGCATTGCAGCTGGTCACGGTTGCTGTCTTGTCGTGGCAGTCCTCATAGTGTGTGCAGCTGTAACAAAGTGACGTTATCTGCTCCGGCTGCGGGTCAACATATTCTGACTGCTGCGCGGTTGCGTCCTCTGTGCCCTCTGTGGCTTCTCCTGCTCCCTCTGTGTCTGCTTCTTCCTGCTGCTGGTCTGTTTCATTGCCTGTGGCACTTTCTGCCGTTCCTGCGGCTTCCTGCTTCTCTTCCATCTGGCTAATGTCCATCTGTCCCGGTATCTGCTGCGACGCTTCCCAGCTCTTCTTTAACTGCTTAATGTCCGATAATGTCAGCACTTCATTTTCCCGGAATACTTCTGCCGCCTGTTTCTGGTAATCTTCCGTCAACCCGGACGCTTCATAAATGACAGATACAACAATTCTGTTTGCCTTAAATTCTGCCATCAGTTCTGGAATGATATTGTTATATATTGCCTTGTATCTTCCCACCTGCGCTGGGGACGTTTCTATAATCTCTGCCAGCAAATCACGGGTTCTGCCCGGAATGTTCATGCTTTCTTTTAATTCCAGCACCAGTTTTTCTGTTTCCAGCGCTTCTGTCATTCTCTCCCAGTCCGTCTTCTCTCTGAACCTGTTTGCCATAATCAGTGCCAGTCTGTCCAGTATGGCGTTTTTCTTCGGCTTGATTAAGATTGGAACCCGTCTGAAACGCTCTTTGCCCTCGTCCACCAGCTGCATGACCGCCAGCCGTCTTCTGTGTCCTGCAATGATACGGCGCTTGCCGTCTTCCTCTTCATCAGTCACCAGAAGCGGTTGCAGCACTCCCAGTAGTTCAATGGACTGTTTCAAGTCCTGCACGTCTTCCACGCTGTAAAAATTGCCCTTTGACGGTATAAGGTCGTAAATATCGGCGGTGCTGCTCACGCCCTCTTCGGACGTGACAACCTCTGCGCCTGCTGCCGCCTGCTGCTGTTCTGTTTTCTGCTGCTCCCCAGCTTCCTTTGACCGCTGGTTTAATAACTCTGTTAAGTTGAATTTCTTTGCTGCTCCTGCCATTGTCTTTCCCTCCTAACGTGTCCGAATTGGTCACATTCTCAACCATTCTTCCACTAACGCTTTATAGTCGGCACTTGCTCCGCAGCGTGGGGAATATAAAATGATTGGCAATCTTTCAAATGTGCTGGGTTTCATTTTCGGTGTCTTTCTGATATGTGTATTAAACACCGGATATTCAAGCGTCTTCAAGAACTCTTCGCCCTGTGTGTCTGCTTCATTGGTTCTGTCGTACTGTGTGACAAAGCAGCCGCAGAAGCGCAACTGTGGGTTCAAATCCTCACGGGTGTTGTCAATCTGTTCTTTCAGTTCTGCCAGTCCGTCTATTGCAAAATCATCAATGGTGATAGGCACCATCACGTCATCAGAAGCCACCAGCGCATTTATGGTTGAAATGTTAATGTCCGGTGCGTTGTCAATAATGCAGTAGTCATATTCATTCTGTAAGCCGTCAAGAAACTTCTTGAAGCGTGTCTGCTGTGGTCTTGACTGGTCCAGCATGACTTCCAGATTGGCTGTAAGCAAATTCATGTTTGCTGTGATAATGTCCAGCCCGTCAAAGTCCGTGTGCTGGATAACCTCTGCCGGGTCAATGCCCCGCTGTGTCATTACCTCTGCTGTTCCTTTGCGGTCGTAGCTGTGACGGTTCATAATCTTGCTTGCGTTTCCCTGCTTGTCATTGTCAATCAGCAGGACTTTGAAGCCCTTTACTGCTGCCAGAATATGTGCCATATTTACGCTGGAAATGGTCTTTGCCACTCCCCCTTTAAGATTGATAATTGATAATACTTTCATGTGGTATTCCTCCTTGTATCTGGTATGAATTTATAGTTGCTTTCCCAGTAATGCACGGGACGGGACTTGAACCCGCACCCGGCAGCTTCGGTGGCTGCTGCGCTATCCATTGCGCCACCCGTGCTTGTCTTACGCTTCTACCGTCTGGCTTCCTGCGAAAAATACTTCTCTGCCGTCCCAGTTTCTTACTTTCACTGTCTTTGGCTCTTCTTTTCTCTCGTTGTATCTTCCGGCGTGCTGTACTGCTGCGTATGTGATTGTTTTTGCTGTTCTCTTTACAATCTCAAATACAACTGCGTGTTCTCCATATCTCTTTCCAACTTCAAATGTTCTCATGTCTTTTTACCTCCGTTTGCTTTACTTCTTTAACTGTCTTTATTATATACTTACGGAAGTATAAAGTCTATTGACATTCTGCACAATCTTACGGAAGTATATTTGTATATCTTGTATACTTCCGTAAGTATTTATTGTTATCTGCCCCGGCGTTTCAGTTCTTCCGCAAATTCTCTGACCGGAACTTTCACGGTCAGTGGTATGTACTTTCCGCAGTTATCCAGTTCATACAAGAACTGTGTTTCACCTTTTTTCAGATAGTGAAGTGTTGCAATATCTGTGACCTTGTGCAGTGCGACTGCTCCCGGTGTGATTGCCACGCAGCCTTGCGGCAGGTAGTATGCTTCCCGTGTTTCGCCGCCTTTCTCTGCCAGTCTAATTGCTACTGTGTCCCCAATCTCTAACGGGCACACCGCCTTGAAAAATTCTGCTTTCATTCCTCTTTGTCCTCCTGTTCGTATTTCTTCCGGTTCTCATGCTTTACAACCCAAGCTGCTTCCCTTACTACCACATAGACCAGAAATAAAATTCCAAGCCCCACGCAGACCGCAAAGAATGTCACCAGTGCTTTTATAACTTCAATCAGAAATGCAATCATTGTTCTTTCCCTCCCTCATTTTCTGTTTCGCCCAGCCAATAGCCCGGCTGCTTGCGTTTATCTGGTGTAGCTGGCGCACCCTTATGTTGTTTGTCTTTTCTTCCGCTTCTGCCTGCTGCCGTTCCAGCTGTCGGCGGTATAGTAATTCTTTCCCGCTGTAATACTTCCGCTTCTTTTTCGCCATCTTTATTCCTCCTAAAAGTATTTGCGCTGGTATCTGCTGCCCTTGCTTGCCTGCTTGCGTCGCTGGCGCTGTTTTCTTCTCTTCTGGTACTGGGCGTCTTCCGCTGCTGCCACCTGCCTTTTGACTGCTTCGTGGTCTATGTTGTCAACCTCTTCTTGCAAAACTTCCA